CGCGAGCTCGCTTACAGAGCGGCACAGGCGAGCGCAAAGCGGGGACAGTCGTTCCTTGCCGCCGCCGCTGATGACGCGAAGAACGCGAATGTCAATGCCGTTCCCGCCGCTCCCGCTCCCATCGAGGAGCCGCGATCCATGAGCGCGCAGGAGAAAGCAGACGCGGCGATTGCCGCTACTCTCGGGAAGGAGGACAAGTAATCCATGGTCGAACTCAATCACAAACTCGGCGAGATGATTTTCGACGGTCTGATCTCCGGCACACTGCCGCCTGTTCAGATCGGAGGCGGCAAGATCGGGAAACTCTCTGAAGAGGGGACGATCAAACGCGGAACCGTGCTCGTGAAGGGCGAAGACGGCAAGCTTGCCGTTATCGGTTCCGGAGAGGGAACTCCCGACTGCATCCTCTGCGACGACCTTGACGTCGGTACAGAAGACGACGAGACGGTTGCCGTATACACCGCAGGATGCTTCGATCCCGATTTTCTCACCATGGCGGACGGCTACACCCTGACCGACGCCGACATCGACGCGCTCCGCATTCGCGGAATCGTGCTCAAAAACAAGACCAATCTCTAAGGAGGTGTGAAACGTAAATGCCTATCAATGCAGATCTTCTGACCACGCGATCCCTCGCGATGATCCACAATTACGTCTCTCCCGTCCCGTCCTTCTTCCGTGACCGCTACTTCCCGACGAACCCCGGCGACATCTTCAAGTCCGACGAGGTTCTCCTCGAACGCAAGCGAGACAACCGCAAGATGGCGGACATCGTATCCAAGCGCGTCGGCGATATTCCGATCGACCGCGACGGATATGAAATCTTCGGCTACAAGCCGCCGAAGGTCGCTCCCTCCCGCGTTCTGACGCAGGACGTTCTGGAACAGAGGAATTTCGGCGAAGCTCTTTATTCCGATCTCTCGCCGGATCAGCGGTCTATCAACATCCTCCGCGACGACGAGCAGGCGCTTGAACGCGCAATCGCGTTCCGCGAAGAATGGCTCGCCGTCCAGGTCATGCTGAACAACGGTTTCAAGGCTCAGTCCATGATCGACGATGTGACGCCCGGCGAATCGCTCTCGCTGAAATTCTACGAGGGCGAGAATTCCCCGACGGTCTTCACGCCCGAAGCGGCGATGAAGTGGGGCACGTCCTCGACCTTCCGCACGGTCTCCGCGACCATCGCGGCAGCATGCGAAGAGCTCACCAAGCGCGGTCTGCCCTCCGTTGACCTCATCCTCGGCGGCGACGCGGCGGAAGTCTTCCTCAACGTCGACGGCATGATGGATCGCATCGACAAGAACTCCGGCTACATCACGGGTCAGATGGAGGATCAGCTGACGCAGTATCCGGGCGTTACGCTTCACGGACGCCTCAACTTCCGCGGGCACATCCTCAACATCTTCTCTGCGACTGTCAGCTATACCGCGAAGGACGGAACCGATACGCTGTTCTTCCCGGCGAAGGGCGTCATGATCACCGCGCCGAATTCCGGGCGGATGCTCTACGCAGCCCACACGCAGATCAACCACGGTTCGGATCAGTTCTCCACCATCGCAGACACCCGCGTCTACAAGGTAATCGTCGACGAGGAGAACGACACGAGAAAGCTCCGCGCCACCTCGAAGCCGCTTCCGGTTCCGGCGGCGGACAATCCGTGGATGGTCTGCGAAGACATTCTCGCGTAAGCGATTAAAGGAAAGGAGCGACAAATGAAAGTCACGATCAAGAAGGGCGTATATCTCTACATGCAGGACGGATTCGTCCGGAAAGCACGCGCCGGAGACAGCATTGACGTCGGGGACGACGAAGCCGCGAGAATGATCTCACATGGCACAGCCGTCCCCGGGTCCGTGTCGCCGGACACTCCCATCGTCACCGCCGAAGGAACAGAGAAGAAGGACGACTATACGAAGATGAAGGTCGGCGAGCTTCGGAAACTGTGCGAGGCGGGTGGCGCTTGGGGGTGTGACCGGTGGACGCGCGATGAGTGCATCGGGTTCCTCACCACTTCGGAGGTGACCGAAGATGCGGACAGCGCGCCGGGCGGAGAGGGCACCGAGGACATTATCGTATGAGCTTTAAGGATCAGGTAGCTGCCGATGTGCACGGTGTGTTTCTGAACCTCGAAGAGTTCGGAGAAAAGCGGAATATCTGGTATGACGGGGAGGTCTTCACAGACGTTCCCGTCGTTCTCTCCGGCCTCAAAGAGAATGACAGAAAACGCCTGACGTCGGGTGTCAAAGAGCAGGGCGGACGAAATTCCGTTGCGGACAGAGTGCAGGGGCTATTCAACGAGCAGATCGTCCTCCATTGTGCACAGGACGATCTCGGCGGAAAACAGCCAGAGGACGGTTCGCGGTTTCGGATTTCCAAAACCGAGGGCGGGACGACTTATCGCGAGTATTACGTCGTCGCGTCTGTCTCCGATATGGGGATGCTCCGGGTCGAGCTCGCGGGGCTTAACGAATGAAAAAGTACGACGTCCATGTAGACGCGTCCAATCTGGAGCGGGTAGAGGAAATCCTGCGAAATGTTCCGGGAGGATTTGAGACTGCCGTCCGTCAATCCCTCATTCGGGCGCGGGATCATCTCTGGACAATGTCAAGCCGCGAGGCGCAGAAGAAGTACGCCATATCTCCCTCCAATCTCCGGGCTGAAAGAAACGCACGGATGACGTATCGCTATTATCCGGGGCAGGGTGTAGAGGCATCCGTAGACTTCATGGGGAATAAGATTTCTCTCTTGAAGTTCGACGGAAGCACACCGAAGCACCGCGTCGATCAGGCGAAGACGGTTATAGTTCGCACATCGAAAACCTATCCGACGACAAAGAACGGCATGACACCTGTCCATCCGTCCATTGCGGCGAAAGGCCACCAGTACAGAGGTACAGCCGCGACAAAGTTCAACAATGCATTTGTCGCAAAGATGAGCAACGGGCACGAGGCCATCTTCGAGAGGGAGAAGGGGAAGACACGTTTCGACGTCAATCTCCCGATCAATCAGATGATGGGTGACGCCTTCCCGCAGATGGTAGGAAACGAAGAGGTACGGGAAGAGTTGAGACGCGATGCAGTCGACACCATGGAAAAGCGCCTCAATCACGAGGTCGACCGGATTCTGAAAGGGTACGGCATGAGATGACACGACTGGATTTTCTCAACTCTCTCAAAAACTTCACAGAGGAGGTCATGAAAGATCTCCGCCTCCCGGTGCGAGAGCAGACGGACGGCGAAGATATCCAATACCGACCGCCGACCGTCTACCGGATGCGGCTGCCGGACATGGCTTCGGAGACAAAGAAAGCCCCATACATCCTGCATCAGATTGTCACGGGGGACGACAGGCAGAAGCACGGACAGCGCGACGAATCCTCGATACTCGTCCGCTCCGTATTCTGCGTGTATCATCCTATGCCTTTCGACAATCCGGATGAGGAGGAGGGCATGCTCTCTCTCGTGGAGGTCATGGAGAGATGGCGGATCGCCGTGCTGAAAACGCGCGTCCTTGACAACCGCTATTCTCTCGACATCGACGTTGCCGATCTCGAAGCTCTGTACTACCCGGACAACATGGCACCGTACTACATCGGAGAGTTTGCTTCAAACTGGACGATGCCCGTCATTCCACAGGATTTCAAATACTGGATCAGCTGACATGAAAAAAGATTTCTGCGTTTATATCGGTCCCTCCATCCGAGGGGCCTTGCTCTTCGGGGCGGTGCTCCCCGGAAACCGGACGGCGGTTCTCAAAAATCTGGAGCCGACGCTCGAAAAATACCCAAACATCAAGCCCCTGATTATCCCCGGCGACAGATTGCCGGAGGCACTCAGGGACGTAAAAAAACCGGGTACCGCGCTCCACACGCTCGCGTCGAAAGCGTTGAAGCCCGCCCCGGAGAAAGAGAGGAACCATGATTAAACACGGCGTTTATGTCAACGAACAGGCGACCTCCGTATCGACCCCGGTCGTGGCGGAGACGGGCGTCCCTTTCGTCATCGGCGCATCCTGCATTTCCAGAGCGGAGCATCCGGCAGAAGCGGGAATCCCGACGCTCGTCACAAGCTGGGATGAATTCTGCGACAAGCTCGGTTACTCCGAAGACTGGAAAACCTACAATCTCTGCGAATTCGCCTATTCGCATTTCAAGCTCTTCGGCTGTCAGCCCGTCATTTTCTGCAACCTCGTTTCTGCACAAACCCTGACGAACGTAGCGGCGGCAGACACGACTCTCACCACGCACGCAGCGAAGCTCCCCATTGAAGCCGTCGCCTCTACCGTCGTTGTCAAAAAGGCGGGCGGCACGGGCAACGCCTACGTCGAAGGAGAGGACTACACCGTCACCTATACGGATGACGAAGCGGTCGTCGAGATTCTCGCGGCAAGCTCCCATTACAGCGAGACCTCCGTCAACATCGCCTACAAGAAGACCGCGCCGGAGACTGTCACCGCATCCGTCGTCGCACAGGGCATGGAGGCAATCGAGCTCTGCATGCCGCTCGGGATCATTCCCGACCTCATCGCCGCGCCGGGCTTCTCCTCCGATGTGACCGTCGCCGCCGTCATGGCTGCCAAGGCCGCAGGGATCAACGGGATTTTCCACGCGAAAGCCGTTGTCGACCTCCCGACCGGGCAGAACGGCGCGCACACCTACGACGCTGCGAACGCGATCAAGACGCAGGGCAACTATACCGACGAGAACGAAATCGTCTGCTGGGGTCTGCTCGGCCTCGGGGATCATGTCTTCCACCAGTCGACGCAGCTTTGCGGGCGGATGGCCCTGACGGATTCCGGGAACGGTGCGCCGTATGAATCCCCCTCGAACAAGCCCTACAAGATGGATCGTCTTGTGGTTGAAAGCACAAGTCAGAGCGGTGAGTATGAGACGGTCAACCTGACCAAGGCACAGGCGGACATCCTCAACAACGCCGGGATCGTGACCGCGCTGAATTTCCTCGGGGCCGGGTGGGTCTGCTGGGGCAACTACACCGCGTGCTATCCCTCCAATACGGACGTCAAGGATTATTTCATCCCGGTCTCCCGCATGTTCGACTGGGTTGGGAATACCTGCATCCGCACGTTCTGGGGCAAGATCGACCTTCCGATGAATCGCCGCCTGATCGACAACGTACTCGATACGTGCAATATCTGGCTGGACGGCCTCGCGAGCGGAGGCAAGATCATCGGAGGCCGCGCCGTACTGAACGAAGAGGAGAATCCTGTTACCGACCTGATGGCGGGCATCATGAGAATCCATCTCTACATTACGCCGCCGTCTCCCGCGCAGGAGATCGACTTCACGCTCGAATACGACGTTGCCTACGTCGAAGCACTTTTCGCCTAAGGAGGAATGACGCATCATGAAATACGATCAGTCGATCATCAACTATGCGATGTACATCAACTCGCTGGAATACGGCGGCACGGTTGACGTCACCCTCCCGGTCATCAAGTACAAGACCGTATCGATGACGGGCGCGGGCATTGCCGGAGAGATGGAAGAGCCTGTCATGGGGCACATCGATCCGATGACGTGTCAGATCAAATTCCGCAACCTCACCAGAGAGGGCGCGATCATCATGGCTCCCGGTCAGCATCAGATCGAATTCCGCGGGGCGAGAGAGGACTTTGACACGGAAAGCGGGGCGAAGATTTACGTCCCGATGAAATACGTCATGGTCGTCGAGGCCCTCGAGCACAACGTCGGTACCCTCGCGCCGCAGTCCGGTTCCGATGGAACGGGCACCTTCGCCGTCCATAAGTTCATGGCATTCGAGGCGGGCCGCAAATTCATCGACATCGATCCCGCGAAC